TTCTACGGGCTGGGCCTCATCCACCTCATCGGCTCCCTCGCCAAGACGGCCACCCTCACCATGCGGGCGCTGGTTGACGCGGGCATGTTTGCCAACCTGCAGGGCGGCTTCAAGCTCAAGAGCATGCGCGTCGTGGGTGCCAACGATCCCATCGCCCCCGGCGAGTGGCGCGACGTGGATGCCACCCTCCAGGATATCTCCAAGGCCATCTACCCCCTCCCCTACAAGGAGCCGTCGCAGACCCTCCTCGCCCTCCACGACAAGATGGTGGGGGCCGGCCAGAAGTTCGCGGATACGACGGAGCAGGTCATTGCGGATTCGACCAATTACGGCCCCGTGGGCACCACGCTGGCACTCCTGGAAGCCAGCACCAAATTCTTTAGTGCCACGCACAAGCGCATCCACGCCGCCCAAAAGCAAGAGTTCAAGATCCTCCGGCGCATCGACCGCGATTACCTCAACACCTACCCCTACGATATCCAGGGGGCCCCGCGCCAAATTTTCCTTGCTGACATAGCGGCGCAGGTCGACATCATCCCCTCGTCGGATCCCAACACCCCGTCGAATGCCCACCGCCTCACGCGGGCTACCACCCTCCTGCAGGTGGCGTCGAATAACCCGCAGATGCACGACATGCGCGAAATCTATAAGCGCGTCTACACTGCGATGGAAGTCGAGAACGTCGACAAGATCCTGCCGCCGCAGCAGCAGCCCCAGCCCCTCGGCCCCCTTGAGGACATCATGGCGCTCTCGAAGGGGATGCCCATCGCCGCCTTCCCGGGCCAGGACCACCAGGCGCACATCATGGCCAAGATGGCCTTCCTCCAGGATCCCATGGGCGGTGCCTCCCCCGTGTTTGCCCAGGTGGCCCCGCTCCTCCAGGCCAACATCCGCGAGCATATGCTCATGCAGTATGCCGAGGCTGCGATGGCCCAGGGGGTTCCGGGGGACCAGGCCCAGGCCATGGCCGCCCAGCAGGTTGCCACCATGCATATCCAGCAGGCCATGGCGCAGCAGCAGCCCCAGGATCCCACGCTGCAGTTGGGCATGACTGAGCTTCAGCTTCGTGCCAAGGAGCACGAGGACAAGATGCTCAACAACGCGGCCCAGCTTGCGGTGCGCAACCGCGAACTCGACCTGCGCCAGCAGGCCCAGGACCAGAAGGGCTACGTCGAGGGGCTCAAGATCAAGCAGAAGGATACGGAGGGTGTGCGCCGTGCTGCCACCCAGGCCGTCTCCGCAATCGGGAGGAAAGCCGGTGCCCAGTAAGTCTTTTGGCCAGGCCCGCATGATGGCGGCGGCGGCCCACGACCCCGTTTTTGCCAAGCGCGTCGGGGTGCCCGGCAAGGTCGCCAAGGAGTTCAACCGGGCGGATGACCGTAGTGGTTTCCTGTCGTCGGCCATGCGGGCAAAGGGTCCCGCTTACCAGGAGGGTGGCAAAGTGAAGAAGTTCGCAGAAGGCAGCCAGGTTACGGAGGAGGACGAGGCGGAGTACCGCCGCTCGGGCCAGTACCTGCAGGACAAGATGCGCCAGGACGCGGCCATCAACAAGGCCCGCATGGACGACATGATGAAGGGCATCCAGGCTCGCCGCGCCAAGGCTCCGCCGCCGCGTAGCGACAAGAACAACCCCGATGCCGCCACCATCACCCGAGGCCCCCGCTACGCCAAGGGCGGTAGCGTGAAGGGCGGCGGTTGTGAGAAGCGGGGCACCCGTCCCGCCAAATACTACTGAGGAGCCAACAATGATGAAGAAGCCGATGATGAAGGGTGGCAAGATGGGGAATCCCGCCGCGCTGCCCTCCGAGAAGTTCTCCGCCCGTGCCAAGCGCGCTACCCTCCGGGGTGACGACATGGGCACCTTCAAGAAGGGCGGCATGGCGAAGATGCCCTCCAAGGGTATGATGCCGAAGGGCATGATGCCGAAGATGGCCAAGGGCGGCTACATGAAGGGCGGCAAGTGCTAAATCACTTCCGTCGAGCAGTCGAAGAGAAAAGGAAACGGCTCGCCCTGGACCTAATAGAGGGGCGGGCCGACTCCTTCGAAAGTTATCAGTGGCACGTAGGCTACTCCTCTGGTATGTTGGCGGCGATCCAACTACTGGAGGAAATAGTCGATGCAGATGCCGACAGCGAAGAGCGCGGGTAACACCACTTGGTGGACCGACCCTACTATCCCGGATCCCGCCGACCTCCCTACGGTGAGGGGCTGGCGAATCCTGGTGCGCCCCATTCCCAATGCCCCCAAGACCAAGGGGGGCATCATCATCCCGGATGCCACCATCGAGACGATGGATCTCATTCGCAGCGTCGGGCAGGTGAAGGCGGTGGGCCCCATGGCCTACTCCAGGCCCGATATGGGCGACGAGCCCTGGTGCAAGGTGGGGGACTACATCCTCTACCCGCGCTACTCTGGAGCAAAGTTCTCCTATGGTGGCGTCAAATTCCTGTTGCTCAACGACGATGAAGTACTGGCGGTAATCCAGGATCCCGCCCGTATAAACGAGTAGGGTATTGACAACCCATCTCGTTTCAAGTATCTTGGGAATGCGTAACGCAGGATCGCAACTGTGGAAAACAAAGAAGACTGGGTCGAGGTGGATGTAGCCCCCGCCGAAACTCCGAAGGCCGACGCGACCCCCGTCGAAAATGCCCCGGAGGAAGAGAAAGTCGGACATCGCGCGGAGAAGCGGATAAAGCAACTCCTCGCTCGTGTCAAGGACGCAGAAGAGAGGGCTAGCAGGGCTGAGATTGCCGCCGAGGCCAAGGCCAAGGAAGCAGCAGATGCCCTGGAGAAGGCCAAGGGAACCGAGACATCCGCCCACACGGTCTACCGCACGAGCTTGCAGGACAAGATCAAGGTGGCGGAGAAGCGGTTCCAGGATGCCTACGACGCGGCAGACCGGGACGCCATCCTCGCGGCGCAAAATGACCTCATTGAGGCCCGCCTTGAAGCCAAGGCCCTCGATGCTTGGGAGCGCAGCAACAAGGTGGATCCGGCCCCCGCGCCACAGGCTCCAGCCCCGCAGGCCCCGCAGCAGCTTGCCCCCGCGACCAAGGAGTGGATGGATTCCAATCCGTGGTTTGGCCGGGGTGCCAACGCTGACAGGCTGGCAACGGCGGCGGCAGTGGCCATCTCCGACGACTTGGTGACCGAGGGGTATGACCCCGCCAGCACCGAGTTCTACGAGGAGGTCGAGAAGCGCCTGGTGGCAGAGATGCCCCGGATGGCCTCGAAGATCTCCAAGGGTGAGCCGGAACCCCGAAAGCCGGTCGTTGCTGGGCAGTCGCGCACTCCCAGTAGGCGTATCCGCCTCGATGAGGGCACCGTGAGGGCATCCAATCGCCTCGGTGCCACCCTGGAGGACACCGCCCGCTACATGGAGAAGATCCAGGATGCGGGTGACGGATACGTCAACATCGACATCAAGCGCGGGAGGAAGTGACATGACGATGCGTAGTACGCGGGAAGATACCGCTCGCAAGCGTGAGTGGAAGGAGCCCAACGAGTTGGATGTGCCGGAGAGTCTCTCCCGGCGTTTCCTCAGCGAGGGCTTCGGGACCCGCTGGATCCGGGTGATGCTTGAGGGCAAGCCCGACCCCGTCAACGTCATGACACGCATGCGCGAGGGGTACGAGTTCGTCCGCAAGGACGAGGCACCCGAGTGGCCGGAGGCTCCCTCCATGGAGTACGGCACGCACGGCAACCTCATCGTCATCGGTGACCTAGCCCTCGCCAAGTTGCCCCTCGACATCTCCGAGTCTCGTACCCGGCAGATGGCGGAGAGGACCCAGGCCCTGGCCGATGCCATCAACCGGCAGTTGCAGGAGAATCGCAACCTCAACCGCGCCATGCCTGTATCGAATCGCGGAAGTAGTAGCAAGGTGTTTTCTGGTGGCCGCACCCCTACTCTCGACTGAACCCAAGGGCCGCCGAAGGAGTAGAGCATGACTGCTACGAAGCGGCCCTTTGGCCTCCAGCCGGTGCGCATCAGGGGCGGCAGCCCCAACAGCGGCGCACTCAACACGTACCGAGTCGGCGCATCCGCCGGCCCGTCGGATATCGGTGACGGCGACCCCATCAAGCAGATCCCGGGTGGCACGCTCGCCCTGGCCTCGGCGGCGACGGATTACGTCATCGGCGTTGCCAAGGGCTTCAAGTGGGTGGACCCGGTGACGAAGCGCCCGACGTGGAGCAACTACCTCCCCGCCGGCACCTCCTCGGCGGACAGCAACATCTACGCCTACGTCGTGGATGATGACCGTGCGACGTTCATCGTGCAGGCCGATGCCACCGTCTCGGCGGGCGACCTGGGCCTGAACTTCGAGCTTTCGGCCATCGGCAGCGTCAACGCCTCCTTCGGCAAGTCGCAGGCCGTCCTCAAGGCTTCGACGCGCACCACGGCCACCAAGCTGGTGCGCCTGCTCGGCATCTACGACACGCCGGACAACGCGCTTGGGGACGCTTTCCCCATCGTTGAGGTGCGGATCGTCCAGCACCGCGACACGCAGGCCTCGGCCTTCTAAGGAGTAAAGACACATGGCAGCTATCACTAGGGCAAATATTGCCAAGCAGCTCCTCCCGGGACTCAATGCAGTCTTCGGCGTGGAGTACGGCTCGGTCGACGACCAGCACCTCCCGCTCTTCGAGATCGAGAACTCGGAGAGGGCGTTCGAGGAGGAGGTGCTCTTCACCGGCTTCGGCACTGCGCCGACGAAGGATGAGGGTGCCGCCGTCGAGTACGACAACGCGCAGGAAGCCTGGACCTCCCGCTACACCATGGAGACCATCGCCCTCGCGTTCTCGATCACCGAGGAGGCCATGGAGGACAACCTCTATGATACCTTCGCGCGTGTTCGTGCCAAGGCTCTGGCTCGCGCCATGGCCAACACGAAGCAGGTCAAGGCCGCCAACATCTACAACAACGGCTTCAGCACGTCGTTCCCTGGTGGCGATGCGGTTCCGCTCTTCTCGGCGTCGCACCCCACCATCGGCGCGGGCAACTTCAGCAACACGGCTGCGGTTGACCTCTCCGAGACGGCCCTGGAGAATGCCCTCATCGCGATCTCCCTCTTCAAGGATGATCGTGGCATTCTCATCGGGTCGAAGGGCGTCAGCCTGCACATCCCGCCGCAGCTTCAGTTCGTGGCCGAGCGCCTCCTGAAGAGCCCGGGCCGTGTCGGCACCACGGACAACGACATCAACTCCATCAAGTCGATGGGGATGCTGCCGGGTGGCTACCACGTCAACCAGCGCTTCACGGACACGAACGCCTGGTTCATCAAGACGGACGCGCCCAACGGCTCGAAGATGTTCGTCCGAGTCCCGCTCCAGACGAAGATGGAGCCGGATTTCGACACGGGCAACCTTCGCTTCAAGGCCCGCGAGCGTTACGCGTTCGGGTGGTCGGACTGGCGCGGCTGGTACGGTTCGTCGGGCGCGACCTGACCTACCCTACCGTGAGGTAAGTGGGAGGGCTGGGGGAAACCCTGGCCCTCTTGCTTTTCGTGGTACCCTATGCTACACTGGGGGACCACCCCGGCAACAGAATCGGGGGCACAATTTTCCCCTATTTGCACGGAGTGCATCATGTCTCGTTTCACCCGCGAAGCCTTCCCGGTCGTCGTTGTCGCCTCTGTTGGCACCTCCACCGCCGATTGGGGTATTGATACCTCGGGCAACCTCATCCTCAACCAGATCACCTCCTCGACGATGGCGGGAATGGCCACCTCGACGGCTCCGGCGTATCTGACGGTGCGGAACAACAACGGCGACACCTACTACATCCCCGTCTACACGACCATCGCGTAAGGGTGCCAGATGTCCTGGACTAACGTAAGGGCTGCTTATCTGCCGACGGTCAATACGACCAGTACGCAGCTAATCAACCATCCCACGCGACTGCGCGCGCTCTGGATGCATTGCGAGACCTCGGGCACTCTTACGTGCTACGATGCCTCGGCTGCAACTTCCACCACCGGACCCATCACGATGCAGATTGCACTGCCGCACGATGCAGGTGCGACGCCGGGCACGCAGTCCCTCCTCCTCCCCAGCGCTGGCATTCGTCACGAGATCGGCATGTTTGTCGTAGTCTCCACGACCAACCAAGCGCGCCTAACCTTCTTCTACGATTGAGGTCCGCCATGGCCACCATGAAGGGCAAGGGTGCTGCCGTCAAGGGCACCAGCTACCAGAACAAGTTCGAGCAGCCGCCCGTCTACACGATGCCGGTCACCAAGCGCATTGAGATGCCGGCCAAGAATGCCCCGCGCTACGCCAAGGGTGGTTCCGTCTCTCGGGGGATGGGCTGCACCTCCAAGGGCGGCGACTACAAGATCTACTGAGGTCACCATGAAGAGCGGACTCAGGGGCGGAAAGCCTCGCGACATGGCCACGATGTCCCACGGGGGCAAGACCTCCCGGGGTGCTGGTGCGGCCCAGCGCGGCTTCAACTACAACCTCTATGCCGAGGGCGGCAAGGTGGATTCCAGGAAGGGGCGTGTCCGTGCTTTCGACCTGGAAGGGCGCGAGATTCCGTGGCCCCCCAGCAAGGAAGATTACAGCAAGCCCCCCGCCGGAAAAATCGAGTATGACGAGGGCGGCAAGCGTATTCGGGGGTACGACAAGGATACCGACGCCGAGATTGAGTGGCCGCCGTCCCGCCGCAACATGGACAAGCCCCCCGTCAATCTTCGGAAGGACACGGGCAAGCCCATTTCGGCCAGCCCCAATCGCGAATACGCCAAGGGCGGCAAGGTCAAGAAGTATGAGGAGGGCGGCGAGGTGGACCGCGAGGTGCGTCGCCCGGCTTTTGCCAAGGAGATGCTCCCCACGCGCCCCACTTCCCAGCAGCGGCGTATGGCGAGGCGCGATCCCCCGCGTCCCTCAGATACCGATGTCATGCAGGATATCCTTAAGGACATGGTCCGCGAGGAGCGAGTGCGCAAGGCCGAGATGCCCTCCGAAATCTACCGTAAGGGCGGCGGCGTCAAGATGGCCGGTGGGGGTAGCTGCCGTGG